CTCAACCCAGCTCTGCGGAACCAACTCATCGCACCAAATCAAGTCGGCCTCACGTCCCTCAATAGTGTTCTCACTCTGCGTGTAGTTCAGAAAATCACACCGTGAGCCATTAGGAAGAATGAAAGAACCATCCGTGAAACCATTCTTCCTGCTGTAGTTCAAATAGTGAATGCGGCCCTTCTTAGTAGCTCGTAGTGCTACAGGCAGATAGTTGTATATTGCAGGCTGCTGTACAGTTACGCTAGTGGCATGGCTAGTGTGACAACATAGTGCATTAGCGTTCTCCTTCTCCAATAGTGTTTGCACAATGCGCCGTGCTGCCCACAGTGTTTTACCTGCGCGGTTACCACCGGAGATCAGCAGCTCCTGTGTGGCAGCAAACTCGGTATTAGCAATCTCCCAGTGGTCCGGAATGAAGCCGTAAGTGTACGGATCGGCCTTCTCCAGTAGGACAAGCTGGGTACGCTTGAGCTTCAACTCGAGTGCGCGGGGGTGCGAGGCGTCGACCTTGGGTATGACAGGGTGCTGCGGCTGCTCGTTCCACCAAGCGGCGTTGCACGCCTCGGTGCAGAAGCGCTTTTGCTTAGGGCCTTCGCGAGGCTTGAGGATGGTGAAAGGCTTGGAGCACGTGAGGCAGAGTGGAGTCATTTCTCGATATTTTTCGTTTGGATAAACCCGTCAACTTTTAGCGTTCCAAGCAAATCGCCGACCCCCTCCCCCGGGGTGGCCCTTGTAACGGGGTAGGACATTGGTCCTGCGGAGGGGTGCTGACGTGCGTTTCGATCAATGTTTACGGGCCTTTGCTGCTGGTTTGCGTCACCAAGTGAATATAACTGCTATTGTGCATCAATGCGTCGAAACAGGCCTAAACTCGCGTGTTTCGGTGGTTACCGCGGTGTAGGGGTAGGACATTTCGGGCCACTACCTAAACCAGATCGGGCGTATGCTCGTCGTTCACAGGGGTCACATCGCGCTCTTTCATGTCCTTCATCAGATCCCGGTGGCTTACTGTTGCTGTCATAGCGAGGTGTATTGATGTAGGCTGACCCTTAATTACAGCTAATTTGTCTGTGAGCACGGCGACCGCGACCGGTAAGCTCCTATCGTCGATCAAGTTAATAGAGGATTCAGCCAACCGCTTGGTTCCTTTCCAGATCGCCACCTCGATGAATCCAGTGACGTCGCGCCTCCAGTCTTCCTCGTTCTCGGGGTAATCTGTTGGAACCTTGACTCCTCTGATCAGCTTAAAAGCAGTATGTTGGCATACTCCAGCGTCAGCAGCTATCTTCTCTAACGGCTTGTTGTGTAATATTCCTTCTACAACAGCATCAGCCTTTTCCTGTGTTAGAGAGTTGTTGAAGTGTTGATTCGGATGATTGGTTTTAACATATCCAATTTCTTCTGCTGCCTTGAAGACCTTGTCCATGGTCTCCTTCGGATACTTTGTGCTGCCTGCGAGTATGCGCTGAGTGTAAACGTAATTTACACCAGCAGCTTCTGCTACCGTATTGAGACTTGGTCGCTTCTTCTTCTCAGCCGGCATAAGGTTTGAACGAGTACGGATACTCACCCCAATGGTGGAGCTGTTTCCGCGGTTTCATTGAGTAGTGCTGCACATCGCACAGGGACAACCGCATGGCAGCAGCGTAGTCCTCCGAGAGGTACTCGAACTGCCCGGGCATGGTATCGACTGCGAACGGCATCCACAGCGTTGGGAACTCCTCGACCTGCACATCCTTGCACCAGTCGACTTTATACGGTGTCTGCACTCCTGACCCTCCGAGCGTATCAAGTGCGCCTATAAGGCAACGTCGAGGGATTGCGAGGCATCCGCTTGCGAACATCCGGATCGGCACAAGCTCCGTAGAGCACTCAGCATCATTCACCTGATGCTTCAGGGCTGTCAGGTGCTCCGTCATCGGACGCAGGGCCGGCCTAGGCGGAACCGTTCTGCAGGGATAGGGGATGCACACCGTTGCCTGATGCTCATGGGCAAGCTCAGCCATCCGGATGATATCCTGCGGGTCGAACTCGATGTCATGATCTACCTGCACCCAGACGTCCTTGCCGGAGTCTAGGAACCACTTGGTAGCCCTGCAGCGACTGCGGGAGATCAGTGCGTCTTCGCGGATAGCCCTTAGATCAGTCTGTCGGTCGCTACGGCTGAAGTTGGCCGCTAGTCCTACCCAAGACATCAGGCAGGCCGCTGAGATGCCGCCATAGGCATACAGGCTGACGTGTATGGACGGCCTAGTTCCCGACTGTGTAGTCTCCTTCACCGTCGAGTTTGGCTTGGGTGCGTATAGGAACGGGTCGTCCATCTGTTGTGACTCTGTGTTGTTTGTGTCTGCCATATCAATCTTTGGTGCGTTGGTCGGTGAGGAATTGCTCGTGGCCTTTACTGATCAGGTAGCAGATGGATCCGCGGGATACTCCGCAGGCCTCTGTGACCTCATCCAGTGTCATTCCCTGCTCTCTGAGGTCGTAGGCCATCCTGCAGAGCTGCGGAGTGTACTTCTGTTCGATGATTCGCTCTGTCTCGAGCAGCATGGGATCCAATGAACCGTCCGGCAGGTACTTCTGGCCTACCGGGTAGGACATCCATCCGGCACTGATGGCTTTCTTGATCAGGGCCGGCGCATCGTTCAAGAGCTTGGCCCGATCTAGGTCGTATTTCGGTTTCATTGTCAGTAGCTGGGTGATGGGTCGGTGAAACGGCAGTATTGGCCTTCGTACCATAGGTTCACCAGTCCACACTCGCCGTCTCTCTGCTTGGCTATGGCTATCACTGCTTCGCCTCTTGGTTCATTCCTGTCCCGGTTGAGCAACAGCACAAGATCCGCATCGCGTTCTATCTGCCCTGAGTCCGCTAGGTCTGTCAGCTTGGGTATGCGTCCCTTGTCTTTTTCGTTCTCACGGTTCAACTGGGCGAGCGCTACGATAGCAGTTTTAGTGTCGGTGGCTACAGCTTTCAGCTTTCCCGATACTTCAGCGATCTCATAGGTCTTCTTCTCGGCACCTCTGGAGCCATGGATTTTCTGCAGGTAATCCACAAGAACCAACTGCACTTTCCACTTCCTTACAGCACGCCGTATTACAGCAGTCACTGAGGCAATATTCGATACACTGGAACCAGACACAAAGTGTATTGGACTATTGGCTATCTTAGCAGATGCACTGCTCATAGCCTTCATTCCTCCCTGATCCATATCGCCAGTCTTGATGCTCTGCATAGGCACAGAGCCAACACTGGATACCATACGTCTAACTATAGACTCATCAGACATCTCCAGTGATATGAATAGTGTAGGAACTCTCTCAGTAAGACAGGCAGCATTGGCTATTGCTATGGCTATAGCTGTCTTACCAATGCTCGGTCTTGCCGCTATGATCGTCAGCTCGCCAAGCTGGAAACCATCGGTCTTCTGGTCGAGATGGAAGAAGCCCGAGGTAATGCCCGAGAGCTTGCCCTTACGGTTGAATCTTTCCTGCGTGGAGTCGATGAACCTACCTACAACCGACTTGGAGGATTGCACGTCGTCCTTGGAGACCTCAACGCTGAGCCCTGCTTCGGCATTAGAGACGATTTGATCGACGGAGAGGGTGGAGACAGCGGACTCACGTATCAAACGGTCTCCAGCGGCTCTTAGCTGGCGTCTGAGGTGAGCATCTAGGACGGACTTGGCAAAGGCTGGGTAGTTTGCGGCTGATGGGCACTGCTCGTCGGCCTTGCTCAATTCCTCAAAAGGTGGGGCAATCTGAGGAATAGACTTCTTCCAATCGGTGACAACAGTTCTCTGGTTCACCTGATCTCCTCTAGCAACAAGTCCTTTGATCACCTCATAGATACTACGTAACTTGTCGTGCTGTATTGCTGCAGTAGGTATCTGTGCAAATACCTCATGGCACACATCGGAGCCACCAATAATACAAGAGCCAATAAGACCAAACTCATCATCCTCTGCGTAGAATGGGTCGTTCATAGGTAGTTACGCAGATCGTTTTTGTCCATTGGGTCTGGAGCAGGCTTGCCATTAGTTGAAGGCGGAAGCGCTGATCTAGCAGGAAATATCCCTTGGTAATTGCTCGCAATGGAGTGCATCACGGCAGCAGGGAATGTCGCAGAATTGAACTCAGTCGACCACGCCTTGAGTGCTGCTGAGAGGCCGATCCGTTTGTATCCGCTTTTACGCTCGGCTTTGTAGGCCAGCCAAGTCTCAACCGCGGAAAGGCACTCGTCTGTCTGAAGGTTTTCAGGAAGGATCAAGCCAAACCTAACACCCCAAAGAGGTTTCACCGAAACCTCCTCGACGACAGTCTCCGAAACCTCTCCCTGTTCCTCTTCCCTGTTCCCTGTTCCAAGGCAATCTTTCTCGAATCCTCGCGAATCCTCTCGAACATCGTCGAATGATGGGAGCTTAGAGGCTGAAGGTTTGTCGATTTTCTGGTGATTTTGCCATTTTGGAATGTCCAAGTAGGATTCACCGTCGACCTGATAGAGCCTGATGCAGCCTTGCTTCTCAAGTTCTGAGATCCACACCGGAAGACGCTTGAAAGCATCCTCGTCGTAAGGGAAAAGACGGCTCGCGAGGAGTCGCGAGGATGCGCGAGCCCTCCCGACATCGTCGCAACATGAAAAGAGGCCGATGAAAAGCAGTCGAGCCTCTCGCGAAACCTTGCTGAGATTCTCGGATTCCCAGAACTCTGGCTTGATTGATCGGATTCTCATTGATGTGCCTTTGCAGCAAGATGTGAGTTCCTGTTTTCAATCGCCTTCGCTTTTGCTTGCTGAAGCATTTGGCAAACCATATCCACGTTGTGGATGGCTAATAATACCAAGCTATCATCTCCCCACGGATCGGGCTGGTAGATGCAGACGTAGCCAACATCTGATGCGTATACTTCGGTGTCGTTCTGACTTTGGATTTCGAGTTTCATGTATCAAACGGAAATCCCCACCAGACACAGGGTAGGAGATCGCAGGAAGGAACTGCGAATGCCTGTGGTGGTGGGGATAAAAGTTGTCATGTCCTTCAGTTGGTATCGACGCTCACCTCCTACAGCTCACGTCGACGGGCTCTCCCTATCTGACAGCTTGACGTCTGTCTAGGGTCAGTACGCCGGTATCAGGATATCCGCCACTTGTTGCGTCAGTTGCACGTCTCTCCGGCAGTAGGCGATGGCGGCTTCCCTGTCGGTATTCCACAGCGCCGAAAAGTCGGCGCCATTGCCTGCCTTGTCGCCCAGTCCTAGGTGCCTCGAGATCGCTGCCAGACTGCCGTGGGCGCGATTGTCTCCGCATTGCCAGACTTCACGCAGGTCGATGACAAGATCGTTCCAATAGCGCCCCTGACGCAGCCAGTAGGGCACCGTGATCCGATGCTTCCATGAGCGCTTCACGAGGAACGGTAGGTCGAAGCTCTTGACGTTGAACCCGATGAGCTTGGGGTTCCGTTCGTAGTACGTGAGGAGCTGCCACCACTCGCGCAGCATTGCAGCCTCACCACCGGGATCCGACGAGAACACTCCGGCCTGCTGGTGGTCGATGCGGTAACCGATGCACAGCACCTGTCCGCTCAGTGCATCGAGTGCAGCATTCCGAATGTAATCCGCGGTGTGGCTCTCCTCGGCCTTCTGGATCTTTTCTGCGATCAGGTCGGGGTTCTTGATGTTGCCCAGTTTGACCGCGGATGGATCGAATGGCGGTATGACAAGCTCGCTTAGCGGGAGCGGCCCTGTCTCGATGTCGAAGTAGATGTTAGGGTTGGCTGGCATTTTTCTTGGGGCGGTTGAGTGCGTAGTAGGCTGTATTGAGTCCGACTCCGAAGTGCTCCGCTATCTCGCGGTAGTTGTGCCACTTGTGGGTCTTCCTCCACTGCTGGATCTTGTCGATGGTCTCCTGCTTGATTGCGTACTTCCTGTCGGGATGCTGTTTCTTGACCTTACGAGACTGAACAACGGGCTTTTTAATACTAATAGGCTCCGGATTAGTAGCTGGCCTCACGTAGCCTGCTGGAGGGGCACAGAGCTGTGCTATGCGCTCGGCACTGAGATTGAGTTTCATTGGAAAGTTTGTGCGTTTGTCCACCGATGCGCACCCCCGGCTTGCTTAACCATGAATCACCGATGACTACAGGTCACCGGAGAGTGTTTACGTAGGCTTGCCGCAGTGGATGCAGCAGATACCGCGTTTAGGCTGTCGATCCAGCGGAGGCACTTCAAGCCACTCGCAGATTTCGACGTAGGATTTCCACCCGAATGACCAGATGGCTCCCGGGTACAGGTGGCCGCTCTTGTAGAGTGCCAATGCCTCCTCCTTGCTGTGGATGCAGAGATCCTCCAGCACGCGGAAGGTACGATTGGAGAACGGGAAGCCCCAGAGCTTCAATACCTCTTCCATTTCTTTGGCGGAGGCAATGACCTGATGGATCCGTTGGCGCGACAGGTTCAGACTATTGCCGATCTCCTGCAGCGTGCGGCCCTCTGAGCGCATCTGGACCACGCTGGGCACCAAGTGCTTCAGCTTCATGTAGTCCTTGCGCTTAGGCTTTGCTTCAGAAAGGGACGTCATCTAAAGGGATCTCCTTGTTCGCTGCCTTGATAGCTTCCAGACGGGCGTTGATTGCCTTGATCAACTGCTTGTCGGCAGGGCTGATGGTCTCCGCGGCCATCGCCTTCGGGATCCAGTGCTCTGCCAGTTGCTGCACAGCAACGTCGTTCAGGTCGCACAGCGGCACACCGCGGAACTTCCCGACGTGCACTTGAGTCTTAAGGATGTCGGTCTCCTGCCGTGGGGCTGCATTACTTGGACTGGATGGCAATGGTGTTTTGCCGGTTTCATCCTTCGGAGGACGATCCTGCAGGCGTACCCACAGGCCGCTGGGCTTTAGCTCTCCGCTCTTCAGCGGCATGATGAGCTTGATGTTGGCGTACACCTTGGTGCCGTCCTGCGACTCCTCGTGAGCGATCACGATGCTGCAGGACTTGCCGATGAGGCTCTCGAGGTCGAGCGCCTTGTTTTCGTGATCTGTGAGCTTACGCCCAAACCAGTCCTTCAGGAACTTGGTGAGTGCTGCCTTCTCGTGCAACGAGGGCACCATGGGCTTGGTGAACACTACCCACGGCTGCACCGGGTCGCGGGTGTCGTCGATCAAGTCGATCTCGAATGCGAACTTGAGCTTCTTCTTGGTGCCGTACTCGGTCTCGTACTCCTTCAATGGAGTCACGTCCACAC